GCCCCTGAAGCGTAACTGTTAAGGGATACTGAGAGGGTCGACAAGTTGGCCCCTGATGCATAACTGTTAAGGGATACTGAGAGGGTCGACAAGTTGGCCCCTGAAGCGTAACTGTTAAGGGATACTGAGAGGGTCGACAAGTTGGCCCCTGATGCATAACTGTTAAGGGATACTGAGAGGGTCGACAAGTTGGCCAGTGTCGCGTAGTTGCTAAGGGCTGTCGAAAGGGTGGAAATATTATTTCCAGTCACAGAATTGCTGAGCGCCGCATTGATATCTCCAATTGATGTTGATAGTGTAGACAAATTTGCCGTCGTGGCATAATTAGACAAACTGCTAGAAATTCCCGCTAAATTTCCGTTTGTAGTTGACAGCGCGCTCGACAAATTCGACAGTAGCACATAGGATGTTGATACAGAACTGGCCAGTGATGTTGTAAACGATGACAGTGATGACAAGTTCGCCGTCAGCAAATTTTGGCCAGATGATAGCGTGGAGAGTTCAACAATTGGTGTGCTGAGAAACAGATAGACGGCAAATGAACTCAGTTCATAAAATTCACCATACAGTGAAGAAATTTTAATCCCTTGTGTGCTGGCAGTCGCCGTCAAATTCTCATTAATTGTATCCACATATGGAGTGAGTGTGCTATATACATATGTGCTCAATGTCTCAACTGATGATGATACTGCATAGCCACCTGGATTTGTCAACATAAGTGCATACGAACTGCTAATGCTTTCCCCTGTCAGTGTCGAGTTCAGATTAATGCTGCTTTCAAGAGACGCGGTAGTAGATAGCAGCTGACCTTGGGTCACAGACGATGCATAAATGGTTGTATTGAATAAGTTCGACAAGTCGCCAATGCTAGTCGACAGCGTCGATAGCTGTGGCTTTGTCCAGTTGGACAGATCCACTATATTTGTGGACAAACTCTCACATGCTGTGCTGAAATCCGCATATGTTACACCGCCATTATAAATGGTTGTGCTGAGATTCGATAATTGACCATTAAGTGTTGAAAACACATCGGGTAAATATCCTATGCCGTATGTGCTAAGGTTTGCTAATGCATCTGTATATGAAATCGTCCCCGCTTCCCCCACAGTTACCACAAAGTTCGTGCTTTGTGGAATATAACTATTGGACAGCATAAAGAATCCGTTTCGGATAATGATACTGTCCGTATCAATTATATAAGGATTTGGTCCTGGCATATCTAATATGATAGCACCAAATTGCTATTAACTCCACTCATCCGCGCTAGGTATATTTAATACAGCGCCGGCACATTGGAATCCCATATGAGTTTCGCGCCTACTTGACCACTCACCAAAGACACAGTATGTGGCACCGTTGTGGTCGATAAATGCAATTGCACCGTCCCGCCCGCCGCAATAGGTTGTAAACTGACAAACCGTATGCTCCCTGCACCGACCACCGAACCGGCGGCTGGCAATTGGTCGAGTGTTTCGTCCAACACGGACCCAGAACCATTCCGTAATTGCAGTATTAGGCCACCATTTGTGTCGACCGTCCCGTAATTTATGTTTGCTGTCACCTCGTATATGCCAGCAGTTGAACAGTAAATACTGGATATTTGTCCACCCGTGTCCCCTGTAGGATACCAGTTCCATCCATTTGTAATTGTGCTAGTGAACTGCACGGGTTGGTCGGAAACACCTGCCGCACCGACCACATCACCCCGACAAACTGGCTGATGGCTTATACGGGGTCCCACCACATTTGACATAGAGTCCACATCAGCGCGCAAAGTGCTGTAGTCGGAGTAGTATACTAGAGTGGAAGGGGTGCTTAATTGAGTGAACTCTCCCGTAATTGTGCTGAAACTTGTGCTGACGACTTGATAAAGTGCCTCAATTAGGCTGTCCTGGTATGCATTTACGGTGCTGAGTCCGGTAGATAGGCTGGTTACATCGGCCGCCGTTGTGCTGATTAATTGTAGTGTGCTGGGGTCTATTCCAGGGCTGTAGCCGGCTGAACTCAGAGTGCTCACAATATCGACAAATGTGGCGAAACCGGTGTTCCCTGTAACGGTTAATATGGAATTTGGCGCGGCAAATGTATTGGATGTTGTATAACCGACATACTGCTTCGCCTGAAATATATCGGCAAATGTTGTGACACGGCTCATTCTACTAAATGACCATATAAGCATGCGGCCAAAAACACACCGCATAAACAAAAGCATATAGTAATCGTAGAATGCCTTCCGGTGGTGGTTTACTGCAATTAGTAGCACAGGGGAAGCAGGATATATATCTGACTGGTAATCCGCAAATCACATTTTTTAAATTGGTATATCGCCGCCATACGAATTTTGCAATCCAGTCCATGCCCATGTATTTTGACGGCACACCTCAGTTTGGTCAGCGCATCACGTGTCTTGTTCCCCGCCGCGGAGACTTACTCGGTCAGGTGTTTCTCCAGATTGACCTCCCGCAAATCGTCGACCAGACCACAAAGGAGCCCATATCATATGTGAACTCAATCGGTCACGCGCTTATCGAGGAGATTTCTGTGGAAATCGGCGAGCAGGAGATTGACCGTCAGACCGGAGAATGGATGGAGGTATGGACGCAGTTCTCTACACCGGCGTCTCAGCGCGAGGCACTCAACAATATGATAGGGCGCGTCGATGGAATTATTCCACCTGACCTCAAGACGGCCAATTCTCTCATCATTCCTCTCCGCTTCTGGTTCTGCAATAATCCTGGCAACTATCTTCCCCTAATTGCCCTCCAGTATCACCCTGTTAGAATCAACATAAAACTCAAGACTCTTCAACAGGTGTTCTATACGGCCGACTTGGGTGAACTTAATTGTCAGACACAGGCCGAGACAGCGACCCCAGGTGCCGGTCCGAGTTTCCTCATGTGGGGCGACTACGTATTCCTGGATACGGATGAGAGCCGGCGATTTGTGAGCAACAGTCACGAGTATCTAATTGATCAGGTCCAGTATACCCCTGTCCTTTCTTTCCCAGGCACCGGCAACTTTATGTCAGTGAAACTGGAGTTCAATAATCCAATTCGCGAACTCATTTGGTATATCCAGCGTGATGCTATGATTACTCGACATGAGTATTTCAATTATACTTCCATATCTGCTCGCGATGTTACTACGGCAGCACCAACAGACCTGTTGACAAGTGCAGTTATACAGGTGGACGGTCAGGATAGATTTGACGAGCGTGATGCGAGATATTTCCGGCTGGTGCAGCCATATCAGCATCATACAACTACTCCTGTGAACTCATTCATATATTGCTATAGTTTTGCTATGAGACCAGAGGAGGCACAGCCGTCCGGTTCAATAAATGCAAGTCGCCTGAATAGTTTTGTGCTCAATATGACGCTGAATAACCCTGTTGCACCCCAACCCGAGCGTGGACCATGCCACACGCGAGTCTATGCGCTCAATCATAATGTGCTCCGTGTTATTGACGGGTTTGGCGGGTTATTGTTCAGAGTTTAATCTACAAATTACAACAGTTAGTGATGAATGCTAGTGAGCAGTCATCGGTGTCTGTGTCTGCGCCGACTCAACCTCCAGTAAATGGAACGGGTGATAATACGACAACAGGTTCTATAGTAAATCCACAGAAAATACCAGGCGAAACTGGTGCCACTGTAACGGATGCTGTAAATAAGGGCAGCGCAGGCAACGCAGGGAGTGCAGGCAACGCAGGGAGTGCAAGCAACGCAGGGAGTGCAAGCAACGCGGGCAGCGCAGGTAACGCGGGGAGCGCAGGCAACGCAGGGAGTGCAAGCAATGCAGGGAGTGCAAGCAACATGGGCAGCGCAGGTAACGCGGAGAAGACCAGCAATGCCTCTGATAAATCCCAGTCGCCAACAAATATGGCCAGCAAAACACCCCCGTATTTCTATACACAGCGTGATTTCTGGGGAGGACCTACACTCTCTTATCCGATTTTCGTGATTCTTTCCTATGTCGGTGGTCTAATTGGACTCGACCATTTGTATGCCCGCTCACCATCAACGGCTGTCCTCAAAACCATCATGAACATCTTCACACTTGGCTTCTGGTATTTCTACGACATCATTCAGGTTACCGCCGAGCCAGAATATGTCAAGGCAAATGGTCTCGCGATGCCATTTTATGGACCAGCTGGTATAGCCGCGGGTTCGTTCTTGAAAACCGGCGAATCCAGTAATAATTCCAGCCCCCTTATATTTCTTGCGTTTGCAATAGCCGTATTTGCTCTTCCTTACGGCATTGATTATGTTATTGCCGGCGACATGAAAGGGGCTGTTATGAAAATGTTGTCAACGTTTTGGTTTTTCGGCATCATATATGGCGTCATAAATATTTATAAACTGGTCATGCATCCCGAGCGCGTGTTATGTGAAGGAACGAGTCGATATGCGCCATTTACTTTCCTCGGTCTAAATGAACGGTATACTGGTGCCACATTTATTAACAAAGATGCTTCTAAATGCCCATCATATGAATCTAAATCGTCATTATTAACGTGGCTATTAGGGGTGTTTAATCATTTGAAGCATTTGCCAGTGGTCGGTGCAGCTGCAGGGGTAGTCGCAGCTGCAACAGAAGTCGCGACTAAAACGGTCGCTATCGCAAAGGAAAGCGCTACAACCGCCGCAGCAACCGCAGCAGAACTCCAAGAAGTTCCGCGCCGTCTTGATGAAGTTGCAGCCAAGGCTGCCGCCCAGCCACCTGTCACACCGGTTCTAAATGCAACTTCAGTGCCCCCCGCTTCCGCGCAAGCCGGTGGCGGTGGACCTAGGTTAAATGAGCCAGAAAGCACCATTATTAGTATGGTATTTGCCCTAATTTTCATCGGGGCGGCCTACATGAAAGGGAAGGATGCACTGACGGCCACTATCCAGCGGACTCTTGGAAAGCCGCCCGCGCTTGGCACGCAAATCCAGCGCACGGACTTGCCGCCCGCCTTCGAGGGCACTTTAGGGATTACGGGCATATAGGTCAAGAGCAGCCCCCGCGATGTCAACCACCCTAATGCAGCCCCTTCCCAGCCAGGAGTTTCTCGAGTCCCTTATCATTCGCCCGTCATCCACACAGGCACCTCTTCCACCCAAGGTGAATCATCTAGTAATCATCTATTTTACGGCGCGGTGGTGCGGTGCATGCAAGCGCCTCGACCTTGCCGCCCTTCAGGGGGTCCGCAATGATGCCATTTGGTTTAAGTGCGATGTCGATGAAAATACGTATTCGCCCGGTTATTGCGGCGTCCGCTCAATCCCCGCATTCCAGGCCATTGTCGACGGCAAGGCCCAGCCTCTCTTCAGTTCCAGTAGCACAGCCGAGGTCGCCAAGTGGCTACTTTCTTTCCCCTAATAGAGTAATATGGCAACCGTCCACAACTGTGATTATTTAATTGCGGGGGGCGGTATCGCAGGTCTCATGACCGCCCTCAAAATTCTTACACGACATCCTCGAGCCAAAGTTGTGGTGTTAGAAAAATATAAGCGCATAGGTGGGCGCGCCATGACATATGAAACGGACATCTCGGGCGTCGGCCATGTGCGTTGGGAAAACGGCGCAGGCCGCATACACTCCTCTCACACCCGCCTACTTTCCCTAATTGACCGCTATAAACTCCATACCCATCCCCTAAATGCAACCACGCAATTTCTATTAGTAGACGGGGCGGTCTCTACAGGACCCGCCTTTGAAGATCTTTTACCCGCCCTTCTTTATCCGTTCGCGCGCCTGCCGGCAGATACTTTAGCTTCCCATACCCTCTGGGACCTTGCCCGCACACTTTACGGACGAAAGCGCGCCCTTTCTTTCTTTACCCGTTTCCCTTACATGGCCGAAGTGCACAGACTTCGTGCGGACCTTGCATTGGAGGCATTTAGGGATGAAATGGGGACACGGGCAGGATACTTTGTCCTAAAAGAAGGGTTCAGCGAGTTGATCGAAAAGATTGTGGCGGACATCCGGCGGCGCGGAGCGGATGTCTTTAGCGGACACACTTTGACTGACTTTAAAGAACAGGCGGCGGACGGTAAAGTGCGCGCTACCGTAAAGTTCGGGGATGTAGATAAAGTGTTTTTAGCTGACAAGTTGATTCTGGCACTTCATGTCGATGCCATCCGCGAGCTAAAGTGTATGCGTTCATGGGCACCCCTAAAGTATTTGGGGACGGCAAAGTTACTCCGCATATATGCAGTTTTCCCGAAGGACCGCACAACAGGTCGCGCATGGTTCGCCGATATGCCACGCACAATAACAGCATCTCCGCTCCGCCACATTATTCCAATCGACCCTGAGCGGGGCACTATTATGATTTCCTACACGGATGACGCGGACACAGAGCCGTGGTTTGCGCTGGCCGACAGTAAATCCCCGCAGCTCCAGGGGCGTATTATGGAGGCCGTCCGCGCACTCTACGGCCCTGCCGTGCCTGACCCACTCTTCCTAAAAGCACACCCGTGGACAACTGGGACGACCTATTGGAAGCCTGGTGCATACGATACGCGGGCAATGTCGGTGGCCGCCCACAGATTCGGTCGTTCCGTGTTTGTTGTAGGGGAGTCAATTAGCACTCGCCAGGCGTGGGTGGAAGGTGCGCTGGAATCGGTGGACGAACTGATGAAAGTTTTATGAAGCCATTAGTAGTTATGTCTGGTGAGCCACCTGACCGTAATAGGGAAATGCGTAAATTGATAAAGCAATTAAGACGGCTAGATTTTACTAAGCCAGATAATTATGATATTATTAATTTGAGTCATGCATATAATGCAAGTAACCCAAGCAGTAGAGCATCAATGGCGCAACAGTTACGCGTAAATGCAATGCGTGCAATGATGCCAGATATGCCTTATGGAAATGTTGTTCGAAGTTCCCTTTCACGTGCGCCAGCAAATGAACGGCGCCTGTTGGAAAATCCAGTGTTTGGGCGGCGGTCCAGTCCGTCTGCACGTGTAACGAAAAAGAGACCCCGTGAACCTTCTCGCAGTAGGGCCAACCAAACACCTGAATTGCCAGTAAAGCGGGTCCGCACAAACAACAATAACATATTTATAGGAAATTCCAATTCACCAAGCCTCCCCGAGGGAATTCCCACAACGGGTGTTAGAGCGTATATGCTGCCTCACCCTGCACCACCTCTGGAAAAATACACATATGTTGTGGCAACACTGTTTGCGCCCGCCACAGGTGTGCTGGGCAATCCAGCGGCGGGCAATCTGGGGTTTATTGAAGACATTACAATGCCACTTATATCTGAGGAGTTTGTGAAGCGCTATAAAGTATCTCTTGTAGCAGACCCTGCTCATCCTACTAGTATATACGAGGAAGGCCAACTCGCCTTGGCGCCGCCGTCGAATCGCCCCGATTTAGCCAAGCGCGTAAAGCCACCTGCCCCCGCCAAAAAGTATCCATATTACAATCCATACTATTTGACAGTCGAGGGGCCCCCAGGTGAAGTCCAGGCACAAGGGCAACTTTTACCACGTGGCCTGAGACCACGCGCTCGCGAAGAAATCGAGGCTATGCCGGCAGGCGATGATAAAATGCTCCTGGATTTTTATTACGCCTGGCCTGACCTAATTGCGACAACAACAGGTGTTTATAGAGATTTTTTACTGAACATCTATAAGAAACAGAGCCCATCGAATCGCTCACCGACTGCATTTACAACACTGATTCATGAATCAATCATACCTCGCCAGCCCAATCCAGCATTTCTTTATGGGGTCCATTTGTTATTGTCTGACCCGCGTAGTTTTATAGCACACGGTCGGCATTATACCGAGGCGTTTATACAAACCCTAATTGATAATGGTATATATATACCACATCACACACATGAAGCGGCCAGATTAAGTATACAGGCGCGAATTGAACTTTATTTAAGAATCATATTATTTCATCAATTTACGCAACTATTAAATCCGTGGGTCAATAAAATATTTAAAATAGAAATACAGGCACGGTCAGGTAACACGCATACTCGGCGTGTAAATACAAATATGGCAAAATGGTCCTATAAGATACATCATATTGGTAAATTACAATTGGCTGATAGGCGTGTGCTGGATGCCGCATTTGCCGCTGCTAAGAATCTTGCTCTTCAGCATGTTTAATAGGTGGCCCTACTTGACCGTCATCATAGATGTATAACGTTTCTCCGCGCGCATCTTTGTAATACTTTACGTCGTCGGCACAAATCTCTTCGACTACAATATCTTCCACCTCGAATATTTCTAGTGGCTCGTCTTTACTTTCGACCATACGCGCTGTGATTGTCTTTATGATGGGTGGTGGAGCGATAATTGCACTGGCAACTGCAGTTGTTTTTTTGGGGGCTGCATGCCCGCCCCCGAGCCGGCAGGGGGCTGCCGGTTTACGTTTTCTTGGTGGACTTGCTGTGGTTTCTGATGAGACTTTTGGGGGCGGGGCTGATGTTGCAGCAGCCGCAGCGGCAGCCTGTTTCTTCATACTCTGAAATGTCATCTTCGGTTTAGGAGGGCCGCCAGTTGTTGCGGCGGTTGCCGGTATAGGCGCGGGTGCTGATGCTGCGAATAGATTCGCAATGGCGACAAGTTTTCCCTCGCGCTCGACCTTGCATACACGTAGCCCATTTACACCAGTCTTAACTGCCAAATGAGAATTAGCAAATTCTGTGGGTGTGTAATATACACTCGCAGAATTTTCGGTGTCTATGAATGTCCCATTAGTATAGACCGCTTTCCATAATTTACCCTTGTATGTATGATGAATGATGTCGCCGTCGACTAGCACATCCGTGTGATGGCGGTCTTTAATGCGTGGCATGTGGCTTGCTTGCTTGCACTTTACAAGGGGGCACAATTGGGCTTCAAATTTATTTACCAGGTTATTTCCTAGCACTGCGCTTTGAGCGGCGGCTGGTGCAAATTTTGCAGTGTGTAATGAGTATTATTTTTCAAAAATTGTAATACATTATTTGAAAAATAATACGTGTGCAAATGCTAGAACCGGGAATTAGACCTTATAGAAGACGCGCTTCAAACTTTTGAGAAGGTTACGCGATTAATGCTTGTGACGAGCGGAGCGGGTAGCCTTACGACGAGCAGAGCGTATTGATTTACGGTGTTTGCGAGACTTTACACCACCATAAAATCTGTTAGTATAAGCGGTTCTTATACGCTCTATTGCACCAGGTGTAAAGTTAACTTTATTTGGTATACCATTTCGAAGATTTGCTACCTTTTTGGCGCTACGAGATGGGTATAGTAAACGTGCCATATTTCCATCTGGGTCAACTGGAGGACGGGTAAGTGCTTCTGCTTGGCGTCTAGCGTGTTCTTCTTTTTCGCGTGCTTCTATTGCAGAGACTCTTTCATTTCGTGCTCTTATTGCACGATTTATCATTTCACGATTTGCTGCCGCCCTTTCTGCCGCATTTAGTTCGGCTTGGCGTCTAGCCATCGCTCTTGCAACCATTGCCTTTTGTTCAGCAATTAGTCTATTTCTTGCATTTTGTTCAGCTCTTTTTACATTATTCGGTCGTGCATTTAACGCAGTAGCACGTGCATAGTGTGCATTCCAGAATTTTTGCTCATCTGTTCTTGAATTTAATACTGGTGATACAGGTGAGGGAGGAGGCGAGGCAGGTGATGGGGCTAGAAATTCATTTTCATTTTTCATTGCATTTGGGTCATTTTCATATGACATTTCTAATATTATACATTTATATTTTTTTGATTACCCCTTAATAGCCTCCCTTGCCAAATCATCAGCTCGCCGGATAATATCACGCAGCACAAGCGCAGACGGATCGCCTCCAGAATCTATCCACTTAGGAAGCCATAAGTATGGTGTAACTGCCCGCGCAAACTCATCATAAGGCCCGCATGCACTTGCAAACAGTTCCCTATACCAGAGCGCCTCGGGGCTTGTTGGCTGCAAATAGCCGAACATCCCAGCCTTCATTTCCCAGTTCGCAAATCCAGCATCCCTAGCCAGGCGCTCCCTGATTTCCTCCGCCCAATCCTTCGCGGCTCCCGCAACACCGTTCGAAAATGCCTCTTTGCGTCGCCAAAGCACCGCATTTGGCAGCAGCCCCGTCCCCTCAAACGCCTTCCGCAGAATCCACTTCTCACCCCGCCCGTCCACACCAGGCCGCAGCAGAGCCGTCGGCACCGACCGCGCAACTCGCACAAACTCTTTATCCAGGAACGGTGTGCGAGGCTCCAGACCGTTCCCTGAAATGGACCTGTCCGATCGCAGCACATCGAATGCATGAATATCCCTCAGAAGTCGCGCGGTCTCCTCTTCAAACGCTGCATCAGATGGGGCCGCGTAGAAGTATATGTATCCCCCGAGCACTTCATCACTGCCGTCCCCATTAAAGATCACTTTCGCCTCGCTCCGCCGCCGAATCTCCCGCGCCACCAAGTAATTCCCCACGCTCGCCCGCACAGTTGTAATATCACATGACTGGATGACCCCCACCACCTCAGGAATCGCCGCATAAAACTGCTCCGCCGTCATAACAATCTCCGTGTGCCGCGACCCAATCCAGTCCGCCACCATCCGAGCATGACGCAAGTCCTCGCTCCCCTCGAAGCCAATACTATAGGTTTCCAGCCGCCGCTCCACACCAGCCGCCCGCAATTCCCGTGCAACCAGTGCAGCAATGAGCGAGGAATCCAGGCCACCACTCAGCAGCGCCGCCACAGGCCTCTCCGTCATCATCCGCTTCCTAACTGCAGCCTCCAGGGCCTTCCGCACAGCCTCCGCAGCCTCCTCAACGCCCCAGTCAGCCGACTTTGCATCAGGCATAGTATGATATACAAGGGTAGACATGAGCCCATATACAGAGTCATACACCACACATGTCCCGGGTTTTACTGGCTCAACCTTCGTATCACTCTTAAAAACACCCTTTTCATCCAAACAAACAGGTGTAATAGCCGCCAGTTCACTTCCCACACACATCCAGTCTACCATTCCCATATCACCCCTAACTGCCATATAGAGCGGCCGCACCCCATACGGGTCCCGCCCGATATAGAAAGCCCCCGATGTTTCATTTAGGATGACAAATGCGAATACACCGTCAAGTGCCTTGCAGAATTCCACGACATTCTCGCCCATGGCCGCAAAGAGAGGTCCAAGCACTTCACAGTCCGACCCACTCGTAGTTTTTATACCATACTTGTCCGCCAGTGCACGCCAGTTGTAGATTTCTCCGTTGCAAATCCAGTGGTATACTGAACCATCTCTTGCGCGCCACTTGAATGGCTGCATGCCATCTCCATTCAGACCATTGATGGCTAGGCGAGTGAATCCAAGCACACATGAGCGCTGGGGCAGCTGCACGCTCCGTGCGGCCTCTGGACCGCGCCGTAAAATAGCTTTCATACATGTATCTGCATGTGTTTTTGCAACTTCAGCGGAATCCCGACCAATATAGCACCATATTCCGCACATTTCTAACTGTAGTTATGGCGAGTCTTTAGCAGCCGGATTAAAACGCATGCCAACTAGTAGTTATGGATCCAAGTGACCGTATTCGTGCACTCCAGGGTAAATATGTAACACGTGATTTTGAGCGGAAACTTGCTGAACAGCGCTACACGCAGCCAGGTGTTTGTGGAGGTCTTTCTACGGCGGTTGTCCGGTATCCCGCGTATGAATTACGTGAACAGGTGCGCGATGGTCTGCGTGCATTTACGACGGATCCTACATGTTCCACGTGCACTACGGCAATATGTGCAAATGAGCCATACAAGGGGCGCACAGTTCAGCCACCCGGCGGGTTATATTATTACTAAACGCACCCCTATGGTAATTGTCTAAAGCGAACCCGCGCACTGCAATTAGAAATGGGCAAGCAACCTAAACAAATTAAATCGACAGCAGCACGTGTGAGTGAATCTGTCAATTTAATCAAGCATTTCAAGGAACTGGGTGTTGGTGATACGGAACCCGGTATGGTGGCACTGCGTGAAAAACTCAATGAATGGATTCGAGGCGCACCGGCGTGGGCGGGGCGCATTGAGTTTCCGCGTTTCGGGCGGTATGCTGATGTGGTGCTGCCTGATAAAGAAGGAACCGTGTGCAGCGCGAATTTTAAGATGCATAAGTAGTAATGGAGAACGAAGGAAATCGTGCGGCTGGGTTCGAGAAAGACTATATAAATTATTTATTGACGACCCCTCCCGAGGCTCTTACAAAGAAGGAGCGGAAAGATCTGGCAGCACATAGGGCGCATGAGATGCTTAAAAGGTTAGGTCTCGTGTCTGCTAATACAAAATCACCTACTAAAACTTTTACAAAGCGTGCAGAGAAGCATGCAAAAATGATGAAGAAAGTAAAGGAACAAGTTGCACGTATACGCCATTTTGGTGAAATGCAAAGTGAAGCAACACGTCGAGCGATGGTGAAATATCGCAAATTTCTGAAAAAATTAAAGGAGGAGAAGGGCCCCCCTAGACCAAAGAATACACGCCGTGAAAAATCTCGAGGACCTCTTTCGGCAAATTCTCGACGGGCCACGCGGGCAAATATTCTTGCTGACCGCCGCCGCCGCTTTAAAACAATGCGCGCAACACCTGCACATATGTCGGCAATTTCTGAGGGAAGCAGAAATAATAACAATAGTATGAGCGAACTTGGGTCTAAACTTGCAAAAACCAAACTGAATAATAATAATCTTTAATAATCAAACAATAATCCAGCACGCCCACCATAAATACGGAGCACATTATACATTTCACCCCATACATACACATTATAGCGCGGAACAGCCGTAGGAGCTGAGTAGCCGCGCAGCGGCGCGAACTCCAATTGTAATGTCATGCGTTGTAATTTATCCATATTAGCCTCCCCACACGGCCCAGATGCACCGCGCCGATTATTTAGCCAGCCGAAGCCATAGTAATAGTAGTAACGATGCACCCACGGTGCCTTCTTACACTCAATGGATGGCAGGACGCTGCGAAAGAAAGCCGGTGCTCGACTACCCACCCGCTGCAGACTCCCCTCATACATTAATTGCACAGCCTGCACAGGTTCCGTATCACGATCACTCCATGCTGGTCGTAAAGCCCCTGGGGCGGCCGCCGACAATCCGCGTGCATCGGGCCACCAGTAATTTCCAGAAGAGTCCACCAATTCCCGCGAGCATGAAAAATGGTCATTGTAGTTTGCCGCATCGACCCGTTGGCACATCCAATAGAGATTCCGCACAGGATTACCGAAGCGCATAGGGACAGACGCACTCATGAGTCCCTGTGTATCCACCACAGGAAGTGCGTGATGGTTCACAATAGGCACTTGTATATCTGCAATGCGGAAAGCATTTGCCTCGGGCTTGTCCACATATATATACTCTACAAGCAAATATGTATCCCCTAATTGAAATGCGTCAGGGGCCGTAACAGGCACTTGACAAACTGGACCGACCACGTCCAAGCCCTCCACGATTTCCCCAGAGGCACATGGGTAGTAGAATTGGGTCCCTTCGAATTGCCACTGTTTGGTCCCACCGCACTCCTGGAATTGCCGCGGGGTCACGCCGCGTGTGACTGCCTGGGTGCCCCCACAGTCATCCGCGCCAACAACATCGGCCGGCAATTGTTTACTGTTTGTCACATACATATCAGAAAATGGCGCAAATGAGACCTGCACGCGCACATTATCTATACTAATTGCATCACGTGGTAAGGCAACGGAACTTTCTCCGCGACTGAACCAGAATGGCAACGGGGTATATACGCGCTTGGCTCCACCAGTATATCCGAAGGTGGTCTGTGAGAAGCCGCCGTCGGCCCGCCCAATTAGGCGATTTACCGCTGTAACCTTTTCGAGAGGCGTATTGAATTCGTCAAGCACCTCTAGCAGACGCCGATCTAGCCTCTCCATCGTATTGCCGCCAATAATAAATTGGGTTTCCTGTATAAGTGCATGACCGACCGCGTTTGTCCAGCCAAACTTGGGGACTGCGTCGGCTCCGCCGACGGCCACGGCGGCTAAGCGTGCCTGCTCCTGAACGGTTGAGATGTCAGGCAAGGTGCTTACAAGAAATACGCGGCTGATAAATTCACCTTTCAGTGGCAGGTCACATATAACCGTTTTGCCAAATCCAGGCACCTGATTGAAGTCAACACGGTGCCAGCGAGTGGTCATACGCCCTGTGCGGCGGAATACCTTTGTAAATTGTGTCCACACCGGATTTTCTCCATATGTTAGGCGCTCATCTTGGAGGCCCGTTGTGAGTTGCCTAAATAGACTTGCAACCATGCGAACTCTACTTAGTCATTTACGATGTTTTTATACTATTCTGGAAACCACGGTGCCCGCGCTCAACATCCTAATTGGAATATACGCGATTTCCTATGCCATTCTGGAAGCGCAGCCAGTTAATCCCAAGGCAATATACGAGAACTTCCCAGGAACCTGCCAAATCCGCGTCAAAGCCCGCGGGCAACCCATCCGTGCGCGGTGCACGAACAGTTAGGCGGAGTTGGAGAGATGATACTTTACTTGTA